TATGACCATGGGCTGGCGTGATCTTGGAATACTTGGGCCGGGAAAAGCAAAAATACCCACCATTAAAACTTATGAAGATACCGAAAAAAATAATGCAGAACAGAAATCCGGCATAGTAATAGGCAAAGATGAATGGTGGGAAAAAATAATACCAGAAGGGGGAGAGCCATATTGGATTGTTAATGGCAGAAAAGCAAAAAGGGGAGAATCCCCGCATGAAAAGAGAGCCGCCCTCGCTAAACGAAAAGAATTTTTTGATATGTTTGCCTGTAATAAAAAACAGGAATGGTTAGAGAGGTTAGATCGATTTGACGCCGACCGAAAAGAGTTTATCGCTAAAAAAGGGGAATATTCAACCCTTGAATGGCAAGAACTAATCGCTATAAAAAATAAAAAATTAGCCAGCGAACGGAAAGTATTTCTCTCTCAAAAAAAGGAACCTTCACTCTGTGAGTGGGAAGCATTCCGGTCCCAACAACAAACACGTTCAATCCGCGAATGGCAAAAATTCATCACAGAGAAGAGAAAAGTTTAACCAGCTAAACAAGTGGAAAATACAGGGGTTTCACAGGTCAACCCCTAAAAACATACGTCTTAAAATTATTTCCATATTGTTCTTATTGTACTTATTGCAGCTATATGAGAATTTCAAAAAAAGAGGGGAAAATCTATATGCCTATTAAACCTCTTTAAGGGTTTATCTAATGGATATATGCAATTCACACTTGTAGATAGGTTAAAAGCCTATTTTCTATTTTTATGAAAATTAACAACATGTACATTAAGAACAAAAAGAACAATAAGTGATTTGGGCTTTTGACTTAAAGTAGGTGTTTATGTAGCCATAATTTCCTAATTTTTAGAATACTTGATATTCCCTTAAACAAAAAGCGGGTTGAAACAACACGGTATTTAAAAAGAGGAATTCTTAAGCTGTTTTACTTCTGGATAGGATTCGCTGGATGAAAATAAAAAGCGCTCTTGAAATAACGAAATTATCCCCGGTTGAATTAAAGGAGTTAAGAGAAGGGCTTCAGAAATGGGGGCGTGAGATTCTTGAGGAATACAGTGTTCTCCACAGGGAGAGAAACGCTTTAGTGGAAGGCATGTTGAATTCTGATGGAACCTTTAAAGATAAGGCTATCGAGAGTGAGGCCCATGTTAAAGCCTGGGAATTAAATAAAAAAGAAACGCTTCTGGATGAAGAAGATAATTATATTGATCGCCAATGGTCAGAGTTAATCAAAGCCGTGGATATCTGGAAAGATCGCTGGGAAGCCCCAAACACACTCAATGAACTACTGGAGGAAAGCAATGTCTGAAAAACTCCCTTATTTTGCAAGTAAGACTCAACCGCATTTGGCTATAAATCGTATCAAAAAGATCCTGGCAAAGTTCAAGGTGAACCAGGTAAATTTTGGTGAAAATTATGATTTAAAAGAAATCAGAATAACTTTCATTCATAAAAAAATACCTGTCTGCCTGCCGGTAAATTATGGTGACCTGGCTAAAAAATATCAAGCCTGTGATCCTGGCAATAAGACTATGGAGGCTTATTCAAAAATGGGTATCAATGCCTCATATGCAGTAATAGAGGATTATTTAAAAGCCATGTTCATAATGCACGAATTGGAAATCATGACCATTGAGGAAATCTTTTTGCCTAACTTAATGACCAAAGACGGGTTGCGGCTGGTTGATCATCTCAGGAAAGAAATCCCGAAACTATTAGGAACGGGGGAATAAATGACAAAAGAAAAACTTCCAGACAAAAGGATCTGTTTTACTCAAGAGGTTAAAATCAGCGGCGTATTAGTTTCCTTAGGTGTTGGAGAATATAAGGATGGTCGATTAGGTGAAATTTTTGTAACGGTGGATCATATGGGGTCTTCTTTTTCAGCTATGACAAACTGTTTCTGCATTCTCCTATCAAAGGCCATTCAATACGGAATGCCTCTTGAGGAATTTACTGAAACCTTTATACGCACAAGATTTGAGCCCGCTGGGATGGTAACAGGGCATGATAAAATAGCCAGCTGCTCATCGGTTATAGATTTTATCTTCAAGGATCTGGCTATACGATATCTAGACCAGAAAGATTTGATTCAGAAAAAGAAGAAGAAATGAATATCACGTTTGCCCCAAGTAAACAATATCTGGAATCTCAAACGGTTCATATTCTGGCTGTTTGAAAACCAGATTGCTTTCAGTGCTCATCATTGCGGAATCAGCTAAATTAGGAGATTCAATTCTATGGATACGTTTCATATCAATTTTACTCATAATCTGAATCAACCCCGCCTGATTATCTTTTATTGGAATCCGGCAAAGCTCCGATCTAAATTGACTCAAACATTTTATTTCAGAAGAGATACTGATAATCTTATCGGGATCAATGTACTCACGTTTAACAACAGCGCAATAAGCATTGAAAATTCCATCCCTTAATTTTATATAACTTTGAGCCCTTCGATTTTTAAAAGTCTCCTCATTGGTTTTTTGCTCCCTATATTCCAGCCTTTCATCAGGCTCATATTTCCGCGTTGGATTGGTGGGAGATTGTGAACCCTTGAACATTCGGATATCTATTTTCTTTCCCTCTAAAGCCTCTCTGACCTGTCTTTGTAAGGTAACCCCCAAGCCATCGCAGTCCCATACAAACATATCAGCATTGACCTTAATGGTATAACCGGTCGCCCAGTCGCATCCATCATTAACGTCTCCATTAACTTTTTCTTGAACATCGAGAATTACAGAACCATGTCTATAGACCAATCCCTTTGCATCCGATCCAGTATCTGAGGGATCATGGGCAACAACCTTTTGCCCTTTTGGTTCGAAACCTAATTTTATATGAGCATCAACAGCAGCGTCAAACCACTCAACCTTTATGATTGAATCATCTACCGAATCATTGAAAGCCCCCTCCCAGATGTGGTCATATTCAGCAGCACTCAGGTTTTCCTTGTCCGATTTCCTTTGTAGCCTCATCCCGCTAGAGGACCATGGATTATCTCGGTAATTCATCATTATAATGAGAGACATTTCATCCTCATATATTCCATCCCTTTGAAGAACTTTCCAGAATGGCATGATAAACCGTCTACTGAAGGGGTCAGTAGAGGCCATTAAATTAGCGGTAAATATAAGCTGGGAGCCTTCTTCTCGAATGGTAGGGAGTAAATCTTTTATGGATTCATCGGATAAATATTGCGCTTCCTCAATCCAGGAGAGCTTATAACCTTCAGCCGACCGAACCCCTGAAGAATTTCGAGCAAATCCCTTATAACGAATCCTGCCACCGTTATCAAAATCTACCTTCTTATCCGTGCTGGTAACGCCAGAAATATTTAATCTGTCTATTAAAGACAAAACTAATTTATGAACCGAATCTTCAATAGATAACTGAAACTCGCGTCCGCATAAAACATCGATGCCATGCATTTTTATTTGAGTGAGAACGTGTTGGGCAACACTTGTGCTTTTGGCTGAATCCCTACCACCCACTAAGACAATAATTCGTTTTTTTGAAGTCAAGACAGGTTGGAATTTGCGGGGGAACTGCATATTGATTGCGTTCATTTTTCTTCCAGCGGGTCTACTATCGTTTGGATAATTTCAGTCTGAATGGGTCCGCCACCGTATCCACTGAGTGAGGTATCCTGCTTGTCGTGGTAGCCATGTTTGCCCAACGCAAGCTTGCAGATATTAGAATTGAACTCCCCAACTAAACCCTTGTTAAATAAAACTAATTCCTGCTCTGCTTGGATTCTGTCTAATATGTAAGAAAATTCTTTCTTTTCTGAATCTCTTCCCCAGGCCTGCACTGTCTCCCGTGTGATTCCAAGATGCAAAGACAGCCCAACATTACTAGGCATTACATGACCCAGAGATTCATAAATCTCAAGATAGTTTTGAGCCTTTTCCAATATCTCAGGTGTATATAAAGAAGGTCTTCCAATTTTTCTGTATTCAGAATTCGTGGATTTCATTTCTTCAAATGCCATTTTTCACCTGCCTTCCTAGCCCCCTCACTTTCCTTAAACTCAATTCCTTGAGAGGTACAGTTTCAATTTCTCTTGTTGCAAGACCCCGCCGCCCCGTTATATTTCCACACTCATAGCACTGAATCCGGTCTGGAAATTCTAAATTTCTTACTAAAAGCACTTCAAATTTAGATAAGCACCAACAACAGGCCCAATTCGCAATCCCTGTATGTTTCAGAAACACAACCCGTCTCCAGAAGCTTAAATTTGGGGATATTTTAAATCCTTCATAATCATACACCAAAACCGACGATTTATCTAGAAATGCACAGTAATTCGGGTGGGTGATTAAAAAAATGCTATTTTATAGAAGAACCTAAAACGGCCCGGGAGGGGTGGTTTGTTAAAATAAATTGGAAATTACGCGGAAATTACTGAGAAAAAAGGAGGGTATTATTACAGTTTTGACGCTTCGATACGCCCTGCCAAAGAATCAATTTCAAGCCCGTCAAAAGGGATTAACAGTTTATCAATTCCAAAATCCTAAATCTTTAAAACCAATATATCCTGAGTCCAAATCGTCTGTTACTTCAATGCTACCTGTCAAAGAATCAATTTCAAAACAAAATTCATCAAAACTGTTTAAACAGTCGAGTCTTTCAAATAAAAATTCATTAAAGCTCTCTTAGGGGTCAATCTGGATTGGGCATTTATTTTCTGTCCGCTGTCACGGAAACTTTACAAACTTGATACATAAAACTGATATTTTAAATCCTTCATAATCATACACCAAAACCGACGATTTATCTAGAAATGCACAGTAATTCGGGTGGGTGATTAAAAAAATGCTATTTTATAGAAGAACCTAAAACGGCCCGGGAGGGGTGGTTTGTTA